GCCGGTGGCGGTGGCGGCGCGGGCGTCGGCGTCGGCGTCGGCGTTTCAGGCAATGGGGGAATCGGGGCGGTTGCCGGCTGCGCCTCAGGGGATGGCGCCAGCGTGACGTCAATCGGTCCGCCGCCGCCGAGATCGAGGCCGGGCACACCGAACTGCAGCGACAATACCAGCCCGTGCAGCAAGAGCGAAATGGCAATGCCCACGCCCAGGCGCCGGTCGCTGCGTGCCTGATCGTGTCCTCGCCTGCCAGCGGTCGCTTGGGTCATGTCGTCGCTTGAGCAATATTGTCAAGCTGGCATCTTAGCGTTTACTCAGCGGTAATGCGAGGCGCGCACGATTTAAATCCGCCCGATGGCGGAATACGTCGTGCTCAGCGCTTCGCCCTGGAGTTCAACCCCGGCTGCCTTCGCTGGCACGAAGGTCCTGGCGGCGCCGTTTACTTGCTCGACGTACCCGGCATCGCGCCGACCAGTGCCCGCAATCCGGCTTGCGCCTGGGCCCAGGGCGTGCCGGCCAGCCGCTCCGCACAGCTCGGGCAGGCCTGCATCGGATCGCAGTCATGCGCCAGCTCGACGTAGTTCAGGCCGACCACGGTCTTGCCCTGATAGCTGTCGACCCGGCCCGGCTTCGACGGCGAAGCCTCCGTGCCCGGGGCGCTGTCGAGCCACTTGGCGAACGGCTCGGTGGCCACGCCATCCGGCACGTACCAGCGTTTGCGTGTCGGGTTCCAGCGGGCACCGAGCGCCTTGGCGACGTCCTTTTCGGCATAGGGGACGGTGAGAAAAACCATGGTCGGCAAATGCTCCAGGATCGGTTGCTTGAACGGCCCGCTATTGTACAAGCAATCGCCGCACCGCTACGCGCCCGGCCCGGCTCTGCCTTTCTCAGGGCAGGCCTCCGGTACACAAGGCGTGCTCGGCCTGCCGCCGCCGGACAAGGCCGGCGACCTCCCGGCCACCGACCTTGTTCCACATCAGCAGGGCATCGCACGCGCCTTGCATATCACCCGCATTGGCCAGGCGCGCCATGCTCGATCCGCAAAAAGCAGACACGCCGATATTGTAGGCGGCGTCGACGAAGGCGGTCTTCTGGCCATCCTTCAGGCGGTCCATCGGCAGGCATGCGGCGATGCCGGCGGCGTGGCGCGCGAGGTCGCGCTCGAGCTGGGCCTGGCACTGCTGCGGCGTATAGCGCTTGCCCCAGGCGGCGCCCTCGGTCGCGCCGGTGCAATAGGTGAGGATTCCGCCAAGATCCCGGTAGGTCTCGAGCCTGGTGCCCTCGAACGCGGGCGTCAGCACCAGCAACGCCGCCACCGCGGCGCCGCCGACGATGCCGGCCAGGCTGGCGGCGCGGCGGCTCATTGGTGTCCTCCGAGGCGGGCATCGCTTTCGCGCTGCTCACGCCGGTCCTTGCGGTAGGTGAACACCAGGTTGACGATGAAGGTCAGGATCGCGGTGACGATACCGACCATCACGCCCAGCTCGGTCATCGTGAGGGACGCGCCGATGGAGGTCGCCCCTCCCGCATAGCTGATGACTTCAGCGGCACTCACATTCTTCATCGGTCTGCCTTTCATGCTGGCGTAAAAAAGCCCGCTTGCGCGGGCTTCGTCAGGCCGTTGAGGACACTCGCGAGAGTGCCCGGAGTAAATCGCCAGGGGTCCGGAAACCCGAGCGCCGCGGCGACGGCTTCGGAACAGAACCAGCGCCCGTTGGCGTGGTTCACCGGAGCGACGACGAACTGCAGGTTGCCCAGCAAGTCATACCTGGCGCCATTGTGCGCTTCGAACCATGTCTCGGCCGCTGGCTCCAGGTGCGCAGGAAGGTCGATGAAATCCCATTTGTCGGGGTCGAAGTCGATATACTTCGCACGCACGCCGCCGTCGTCGTACGAAGCGGACCAGGACAGGCCGGTCGAGAGGACCAGCTCGACGTGCGAGTAGTCGGATTTGGTCCACCAGCGGACCAGGCGATTATAGATGCCGGCCAGGCCGGGGCGGTTGTCTTTGTAGAAGGCTGCTTGCATTACAGCTCCGCTGCGGTGATGAAGAGTTGGTCGAGTGCCTGGTCGTTGAGGCCAAGCGCCTGGCCCAGCATCTTCACCAGCGGACGGTCGCGCACGACGGTGCTGGAGAATTCCCATTCGATGCGGGCGACTTCGCGCTCAGGATCTGGAAGCGACTCGATGGCGGGCGCCACCTGCGCCAGCACACCGCCACCGAGTAGCGCAAGCCGTGCCTGTCGCATGGTGATCTCGTGAGGGACCTGGGGCATGTGCGCCGCCAGCTCGTCGGATGTCATGTCACGGATATGCCACAATTGAGTCCACTGGTCGTCCACGAGGGCGATTTGCGCCGGAACAGCGATTTTGCCTGTATCAACCAAAGGCAACTGGCTTGATAGCGGGAAGATGCCGCACTCCTCCAGATCGCTGGCGGTCAACGCAGGGCCGAATAGCACATTCGGCAGCGCGGAACGAATCTCGGTTTGAAGAGTGAATACCTGCCTGGTTTCTGGTCTGTAGTACATGATTTTTCCTTATGCAAACTCATCTGCGGTACGAGTTGATGGATAGGCGCGGTTTGCGCCCCAGATGATACGGACGGCTCCGCCCCGACCTGCAGCACCAGACCCAACCCAGCTCCCTTCCCCGCCACCTCCCCCGCCTCCGTAGAGTCCTCCTGGGCCGCCGCCAGAGTAGTTGGCCGGCGTTCCGATCGCATTGCGTCCGACGTCTCCCCCTGATCCGCCGTCGCCGCCCTGACCGCTCGCGGCGCCAGCGGCGCCGTTGGCCCCTTCCCCAAGGATGCCGACGCCACCGCCACCGCCACCGCCGCCAGTGCCACCGTTGGATGGCAGGTTCATGTAGTTCCCGTTGCCATTACGGCCCCCTCCACCTCCGCCGCCTGCGCCAGGAGTCTGATTATTCTGGTCTCCGTTCGCCCCGCGGCCACCGGCCCCGGAGTAGCCAGCTGCGCCCCCGCCCCCCGGTCCTCCATAGTTCGACGTTGCATCTCCGCCCGTACCGCCGCTGCCGCCACCAACCGTGCCTCCGAGCGGTCCTGCCCCGACAGGAGTGTTCCCGCTGGAGCCGGTTCCGGTATTGCGGGCCCAGCTTCCCCCGGCAGCGGTGACGAGATTGCTGGCGCCTCGGGACAGTCTGCTGTAACTTCCATTTGCCCCGACCGAGTTATTTTTCCCAGCGGCGCCTCCATCCCCGCCGCCTCCAACGACGACGGTAATCACTTCTCCAGGAGTGACTGGCAACTGGTTGATGTATCGAAGGTGCCCACCGCCGCCGCCATAGCCCGATGTGCGCGTGGCCAGCTGGTCGTCGGGATTGGGGCCGTAGCCCCCGCCGCCGCCTCCTCCTCCCCCGATCAGCACAGCGCAAATGCTGGTCACGCCCATGGGTACGATGAACGCGTATGTCCCGGGCGTGGTCCACGCCGCCTGCCCAACGCGCTTGCTCACCACGGCGCCGCGCCGCAGCCGAAAAGTTGTTGTGTCCATGGCTCAGACCGAATAGTTGGTGGCGGCGGCCAGGCGCCACCGCGCGCCGCGGTTCGACGTGACGAAGGTCAGCTCGTGGACTTTATTCACAGTCAGCACGTATGGCATATCGTCGGGGGTTCGCACGGATGCCGGCAGCGTCGCGGCTCCGCCTGTGACCGTCAGCTCCAGCGTGAAGCTGTACCCATCGTGGGGGCAGTTGTCGAAGGTGTAGGCCTGACCAGCGCTCTGCGTCTTGGTAAAGTAATTGCCAAGCGCGAGATTGATTGACGATGCGGCCACCGGCTGCGGGATGAACGCTCCATCGCCCGTGAGCATGACCCAGTTTGTCGAATCGTTGGCCGGGTCCGTCGTACCGGCGCCAGCCACCCGACGGCGATAAGTCTGAAAATTAAGCTGGCTGATTACTGCAACATTCTTCTGGTAAGTCGTGCCACTGATCCACGCATTCACGCCCACGAGCGTGACCACATCGGCGGCGGCGGCGGTTGCGAGCTGCGCGGCGGAGCTGGCGGTGATCGACTTGGCCGACACGTCTGCTGCGACCGCGTTCGCCTGGATGGCGAAGTTATTGAGTTCTCCCGGCAATGCTCGCTGTGCGAGCACCGAATTCGCCGCCTTCTGGCTGAACTCGGATGGAGAATCGATTGCCGGATCCGGCGCCGGCGGCAGCTCGGTGATCTTCTGTGTGATAGTCATACAAGCCCTCTGAATTCAATTGATGCTGTTTTGCCATTCCGGCTGACCGGGACCGACCACTGTCCCAGGAAGCCGTAGCCGATACCCATCGAATACCTGTCGCCGGCGATTATCCCGATCTCGGTATCGGTGTAGGTCGAGAGCAGCCGATAAGCCTCGTCTTCGAAGCCGGCCGGGATAAGTACGTCGAAGTTCAAGCGTTTCGCATTGCTCCGCTTTACCATCGTCACGTTGCCGAAGGTGTCAGTCGTCGACGTCGAGTAGCTCAGCACGCCACCGCTCATGCTCGAGGTAGTTTTGCCGATCGTCCGGTATCGTCCGAGTAAACAGGCTCCGATTCGCGAGTCGGCTGAGCCGTTGTCGATCGCTACAGTGAGCAGCGCGCCCGGATAAGGCGGAATATCGTCGAACACGGCATCGCCGGCGCGGATCGGCTCCTCGTAGTAGAAGTCATACCAGCTGAGGACGTCATGCCGGACCAGGCGCTTGGTCCTGATATAACCACTTTCCGACTGGCTGACCGTCACCGACGCACCTTCCACATTCAGGAGCATCAACGTGTTCGCCAGGCCGCCGGCCTTCACCGAAAATGCAATCAGGCCCGGCGCCGATGTTTGACTGTTTACGGCCTTGTCGAATACCTTCCAGCGGTTGGTGGCGCCAAGCAAAAGCCACTTGGTCTTGTCGCTCAATGTCGCCGTGTTTCCCGCAACCAGGGACTCATATACAAGGTTCGCCGCATCGCGCACCTTGGCGGCCTTGGCGTAGGTGCCCGCCACCCATAGGGGCTCGGCGATCGGAACATTCGAAGCAACCAGGCCAATGGCAGCGCCCACGATGTCGGCGGCGCGCGTCACCGGCACGCTGGTCGTTCTGATATACGACCCTGCCCGGTCGCCCTCCACCAGTTGCGCTCCCCACAAGAACACCCCTTCTTCACCAGTACCGAGCCAGGATGTCGCGTTATCTTCACGCAAGAGGATCACGCGGGATAGCAGCCTTGCCGGATAGGCGGCAGCGTCGTCAACCACCCCAACAATCGAGCAACGGCACCATCCGTTAGGCAGCAATTCGATCGTTGCGGAATGGAAATCGGCCGCGGTCGATTCCAGCGCTCCTGTCCTGAGATTGAATACCGCCTGGTAGCCGGCCGTGCTCCCCACCGCGTAGTACATGTCGAGCCGCACTCTTTCCAGGGTGTGTGCCCGCAGGAACACGCTAAAGGTGTAGCGACTCCCGTTCGAGAACGTCCCCGCGACTTCCTGATCGCGATAATGGGCGCCGTCGGATGCCGCGGCCACCAGCCGATCCGCCGTCATATTCCCATCCGGCGCGATGCTGGCATCCGCAGTCACGCGTGCATTTGCACCGCCCCAGACGGAAGCATGATCCAACTGCTCCGAATAGCGCAGCAAATTGGTCGAGGCCGGTTCGATGAGTGCATACGGCGCCCGACCCAGATTGGCAGGGTCGTACGTCAAGCGCAGCGTGTTGACCGGCGCCGTCCGCAGCGTCCCGGACTTGTCAATGTAGGCGCCGCCGCCCCCGCTGAACGAGCCTTCCGTCGTCACCGGCGTCAGCCTGACCAGTCGAAAATCTGACGAGTTCACGTCGTTACCTCCTGTTTGGTACGAATTGCATTGAAGCCATCGGTCACCACCTCGAGCCCGTCCGCCATTCGCCGCGTATTGCGCTGCGTCTGGTCGAACGCCGCCTCCAAGGCGCCGGTCGTTCTCGCCTGCCGCTCGACCGCCTCCGTCAATCTTTCCACCGCTGTGGCCAATGCAGAATCGCTATCCGGGCTGGACAGCCTGCGCATCAGCTCGCGATTGTCCGCCGCCGGAATGACCCGCTCGCCCTCATGGATCATCACCGGCATGTCGGCTGGCACATGGTTCGTGCCGACCGCAAGGCTGCTCAGCTTTTTCTTGGCCTCGTCACTGTCGGCAAATGCCTGCCTGATCGTCTCCAGGCTGACGCCGGCATTGAGCCTGTCGGTCCAGAAGTTCAACCCGCCCGCATCCGCCGACCGATCGAAGACCTCCTTGTACAGCTTCTGGATCTGCGCCTCCGCCGAATTCCTGATTCCATCGACGATGGTGTCTGTCGGGGTGCCGCCAGCGGCCAGGTTCTTCCAGTATTCCAGCCCCGCCGCATCCGGCGCCCGTCCCAGCGCCGACTGATAGGCATCGTTGATCCTGGAGGTCGCCGAAATGATCGGATTCGCACCTGCAGCCGCCATGGCGCCATGCAAGGCCTGGAGCGCCTGCTCGATCGACAAGCCGGTCGTCGATATCCCCTTGAGGACATCGATCTGCTCCTGCTCGCGCTTGAGCATCTCGTCGTACAGCTTGACCTGGTTCTCCAGCAACTGCAGACTTTGCATCTCGACGGACAGCGTCTCATCGGTCAAGTCGGCCAGATCCTCGATGCCAAGGCGGGTGACATAATAGTCGCGCAGATAATCCTGCTCGCTCGAGAACAGGGCTGCCGAGTCCCTGCCGAGCACCGACAGTGCCGATCTCAGGCTGTCCGCCTCGGGCAGGATGCCGCCCGATCTTGCGATCGCCAGCACCGCCTGAATCTGTGCCTGCGCCTCTTTCCGGTCATCCAGCTCTCGGCCGGGCAAGGTCATGCCGTCCAGGGCGCCGCGCAACGCATCAGACAGCGCGCGGTGCTTGTCGACCAGCTTCTGCTCGACATTGATGCGTTCCTGCAGCAGGGATTTTTCACGATTGACGACGCCTTGCAGCGTCGAGAACGCGCTGTCGACATTGCCCATCAAGGTATCCGCCAGCGCATTCGCCTGCTGCTCCGCCGCTGTTTTGGCCTTGATTGCCTCGATCTGGTCGAACAGCGCCCGATTGCTTTCATCGAGCGCTTCACGCTGTTTTGCGAGCTGGTCGGTCGATGACATCGTCAACTGGTCGAGCTGCTCCTGCAGCCCTTTGCGTTCGGTGAGAACCCGAACCTCGTCGAACAGTGACCGATTGCTTTCATCGAGCTGCATGCGTTCCTTGTCGCGCAACTGTTGCGGCGACAGCGTCAGCTGGTCGAGCTCGTCCTGCAGGCCGGTCCGCTCTTCCATCCTGGCCGCATCGATATCGGCGATCTGCTTGAACGCCGGCGCGATCTGCATTAGCGTGGCATACGCCCGTGCACCGGTCTCGGTCGTCAGGTCCAAACCGGTCACCACGTTGCGGAACTGCTTCAGCGAATCCTCGTTCCCGGACTGGATCCCGAACTGCTCCAGGGACGGCGCGATCCGTGCCCGCAGCGCGTCCGCACGTTCCTGGTCGGTATAGAAATCCGCAAGGAACTGGTCCGCGCTCGATGTGAACTCATCGATCCCACCTGCAAGATCAACCAGGCGCTCACGCGCGGCGACCGATGCCACGCCGACGGCATCGAAGACGATGCCCATCGATTGCGTCACGGCGGTGACGGCCTGGTAGTTGGTCGCCACCCGAGTCAAGGTTTCGAGATAGCCCTCGCCCACCTTCTGGAACTGATCGAGACCGCCCACGCCATACTTGGCCAGATCGTCGCCAAGCTTCGAGAAGACGGCCTCCAGCTCCTTCTGGATGTCTTCGTTGGACATGCCCTTGAAACTGACTTTGCCGATATCCACCACGAAGGCGTTCAGTTGTGCCGAGAATGCGTCCGCGCCGAGCCCGATCATCGTGCCGGCCTCGAATACCGTGTCGTACAGGGAGGTCAGGATGCCGGCGATCTGGCGATTGCCTTCCGCGCCCAGGCCCTCGAGCCGGGTGCTGCGCTTGTCGCTGCTGAACCAGCCGCCATCCTTCTTGAGATCGGCGTATTGGGCCGCATCGGTGCCGCCGGAAAGGATATTGCCGAAAGTGGCCTTGGCCAGGACGAAGCCGGTATCCTCGACCGTCGTCTTCCCGCCGAAGATGCTCCCCAACACGGAGCCGGTGATCTTGCCCAGCCACCCACCCGTGATCTTGTCCAGCAATGGCCCAAGTACCGGGAAAACTGTCATCGACAAGCCGAGATTGGAACGTCCGAACGCATCGGCGCTCCCGCGGGTTGCGAAGTCGCCGCCGAAGTCACCCGTCACCCCGGTCGTCCGCACCAGCAACGATGCAAACTGGACGATCCCGGCCTCGATATTGCGCAGCGAGGTCAGCATCCCATTGCTCAGTCCCAGCCCCTGCAGCGTCGCCGACTCGATATTGTCGAGCGAGCGGGAAATCGATTCCGACTTGGCGTCGGAGCCGAGCACGGAGCCGGTCCCTTGCGACTTCTGCCGCGATTCGGACAGTCCTGGGCCGCCACCCGCCGCCCCGCCAATGGCCACGCCCAGGCCAGCCACGATGGCAGCCATTGCGGCCATGCGCCCAAATGCGGAATACGGATCGCCGCTGCCCTGGCTCAAGACAGCCGAGATCCCTTTCGGAACCAGCTCCGCCACGGTCATGGCAAGCTCGGCGGCATGGAACACCTTGGAAACCGCCATCAGCGCTTCGTAGCCGCGGCTTTGCTCACCGAAGAAGCCCGCAGCGGCGCTGGCCATGCTGCCGTAGCCCGACATGCGATCCTTGGTTTCCTTCCGCTGAAGGGCCGATATCTTCTCCAGATACTGGACCTCCGTCAGGTTACCGGCGCCACGCTCCTTCTCTGCCGTGGCGCGATGCTTGGCAATCTCCGCCTGACCCTTCGCAAGTCCGTCATAGGACTGCAGCAGTTTCGACAGCGCCTCACCGGCACTGCCGAACGCACCTTTCAAGGCGTCGCCGAAGGTCTGCGCCTTCGCGGGATCGAGGAACTGGTTCAGTTCGTCGAGGGCCTTCTTGCCGGATTCGAGCTGTTCCACCTTGCCGATGGCCGCCGCATTACGCTTCTTCGCACCGATCAGCTGTTCCAGATATTCGATCTGATCGAGCGTCATGCCGATCGACGAGCGTTGCGCGAGCTGCTCTTCCAGTCGCGCGATCTCCAGCTCTTCGATGGCCAGCTTGGTCAGGCCGAACGTGCGCGCAATCTCTTCATTGCGCGCAGCTTCGTCTTCGGCGTCCTTGATCGACTTGGCGTAAGCGGCGCACGTTGCCTCCAGGCCTTGGGCATACTGGCGATTGAACTCGTCCTGAGCCTTGCGCGCGGCGACCTCCTGAGCGGCGGCCTCCTGCAGCGCAGGCTGCTGTTTCAGGAGGCCGGCCCGCGCCCCGCTTAAGCCTTCGATGGCCTGCATCTCCTGTGCATACCGCTTGCTCAAGTTCCCGGCGTCTCCGGCACGCGCCTCGGAATCCCTCTTCGGCTGTTCGCGCCGCCTCAGGGCAGCCGGTCTTGTGCCGTTGCTTTCTGGCGGGGCGCGGAACTGGGCCAGGACATCGGCGCCGGCAGCACCGGGCGACGACTGGGCGGCCTTGCGCGCCTTCTCGACGGCGCCTAGAATCGCCGCGCTCTTGGCATCGACTTCCTTGCGATCGCGTTCGGCATCGGCCTTCATCAACTGTCCGATCGTCCGGGCCTGGGCGAATTCGCCCTGCATGACCGCAGCGACCTGGGCAGCGGTGCCGCCAATTTCCTTGCCGATCGTCCTGAAGACATAGGCCACGTTCACGCCGAGCACGGTGACCGCTTCGAAGGCCGTGGTCAGCCCCTGGTGAATGACGTTGACCAGGCCGAGCGAGCGGCCCTGTTCGTCAGCGGCGTCGGTAACGGCGCCGAGCATCGCCTGGAGATCCGTCAGCGCGGCGCTCACGCCGAGTGCGCCTTCCTCGACCACGTCGCCGATCCCGGAACCCGAAATGGCCTGCAAGGTAGCGCTCCAGGTGTCGCCAAGATTGCCGATCGCGCCATCGAGCGTGGCGGTACGCAGCGCCATGGCCGATGCGAAATCGGTCTCCCCGAGTGTCTGCAGATAGCTTTCGATCTCGGACGCCGAGTTGCCGATGGTGGTCGCCACGCCCCTGAAGGTCATGGTTACCTTGTCGCCATTTGCGGCAGCGGTGATGCCGAGCTGGCCCAGGGCGTCGAAATCGCCGCCTGCCGCCCCGGCGACGGCGCCAACCATCCGGTCCAGGTTTACGCCGAGACCCGCCGCCATGTTCCCGTAAGACCGCAGTGCCTGCTCGGACGGGTCCAGGCCCTCGCGCTGCAGCTTGATGAAGGCCTCGGTGGCTTCCCGAACGCTGTACGGCGTGACGGCAGCGAATTTTTGCAGCGCCTTGAAGGCTTCGCCCGCATCTTTCGACGAACCTACCGCGCCGGTGAGCTGGGCGCCAAGCTGGTCGAGTTCACGCTGGGCGGAGACCACCTGTTTCAGGAAGCCGGCAAGCGACAGGTCGCCGAATGCCGCGCCCAGCGCGCCCTTGATGACGTTCCCGACGTCGGCCGCAGAAGCGCCGGCCCGTGCCTGCGCGGACTCGATGGTCCGCAGCTGGTTGAGATAGGGTTCGAGTGCTTGACCATCGACGCCGCGATGGCGCGCCAATGTTTCATAGTATTGCGCGCTGGAGCGCGACCCGGCTTCCATCTGGGCGGTGCTCTGCTGGATCGCCTGGATCAGGCTGCGCTGGGCACGTGCGGATTCATCCGAACCGGCGCCGACGCCGGACAGCGCGCGCTCGGCCTGGCGGGCGGCGTCGATTGCCGGCCGCAGGCCGGCTTCGGCGCCGTCCGCGTTCACGTTGATGCGAATCTCCGCGATTCTTGTTGTCTCAGACATCGTACGCGTCCAAAATAAAAGCCACCGGCAAGGTGGCTTAGTGAACAAAACTTCCTGCTGTCCGGGCAATGCTGTCCGGACGAGGAACCGTTGTGCCGTTCGATCGGCACGGCGCCGCCGCGATCCTTACGGCCTAGTCTCCGCGATGCGCCATCGCCGCAAGGGCGGCCAGCTCCATCACGCGCACGTCGGCCATCAACTGCCGCCACTGCGCGCGGACCGCACCGATCATCCTCAGCGCGACCGGCAACGCCGCATAGTCGAGACCGGTCGCGCCGCCCATTCCGACCCGCCACTGCGTTTGCAGGGTTAGGAACAAGTAATAGGCCGGTTCGTTCTCGGGCCAGACATCGATCTCCACATCCTGGAAATCGCTCTCGCTCAAGCCCGCCGCATCCATTTCGGCCAGTTCCTTGTCGGTCAGGCCGGGTGTGTACATGGCGCTGGCGATGACCCTCAGTTTCCCAGGCGGCCTTCGTTGATCGCGGTCTGGTAGTCGCCGATGATGGCCTTGACCGCCGCCGGCACGGTGTCGACGAGTTCGGCGATCGCCTCATGGTCGAAGGGCACCTCGAGATTCCAGCCCTCGACGCTCTCCAGGATGAATTCAATGCTGACCTTCGCCTGGCGCCCGATGATGTCGCTCTGGGTGATCGAGAATTTCGGGGCCGGCTCATTGTTCTTCTCCGCCTCCTCCTCGGCCGCCTTGAAGCGCGCGATCTCCGCCTCGGCCTCGGCGCTCAGCCGGGCCTGGAAGGCATCGTAGAATGCGGCGAATTCCGATTTGCTGCGGTATTTGTAGGTGACGCTCATGCACCCTTCCCCGCCGTCCAGCATCGGGAAGGTCACGTCCTTGGTGAATGCCTCGGGACGTTTGCCCAGGACGATTTTGCTCGCTTTAACCATATCGATTGCTTTCTATATGAATGGATTTCGTGTGATGAATGGGGCCAAAAATGCCAGCCATGTCCCGGCATGGCGCCGGGACATGCTTGCGCGCCGAAGGCGACTGGCGTGCCGGTCGTTTACGCCGCGTAACGCACCGGACGACCCTGCATCGCGCAACCCGCGCGCACGGCCATCACCTGGCCCTTGGTCATGGTCGGGGTCTCGTCGAAGCTGACGTAGCCGTTGTAGAGGATCTTGCTGCCATTCGGCAGCTCGGCCTTCAGCGCGGCGATCTTGCGCGAGTCGGCGACCTGCTTCAGCGCCTTGTGGTGCGGCAGCGCAGGATCGTCGGCGATCGTCATCGCCAGGCTCTGGGCGTTGTAGCCGTCCGGCAGGTTAATGTCGTTTTCGTTGTCGAGCAGGCTGACGGCGGCGTACTTCGGATCGCCGCCCGACGGTTCGGCGGTGAGCATCTGCTGGATCGGAACCCAAGTGGTGATCTTGCGCAGCGTGCCGGCGCCGGCGCCGGCCGGGAACAGGTTGGCGACGCTGGTGTCCATGCCTTCCAGCGTGACCGAGGTCGCGGCCGCGGCCTTGACGCGGAACACGCGGTTGGTCATGCGGCTCCAGCCGCCGACGTATTCGACATAGTCACCGGCGGCGAAGGTGTTCGCCGCGGTGGTCAGTTCGGTCTCCACCGCGTTGCTGGCGGCGGTGACGCTGACGATGGCGGCATAGGCGGTGGCGACCGCGTACTGGGTGCCGGTTGGGAGCGAGAGTGCCATTGATGAAGCCTTTCAAATGAAAAAAGCCCGTTGCCGGGCCGATGCGCCCTTGCGGGCAAAGAAAAAGCCGCCCGGATTGCTCGGGGCGGCTTCGATGGGGATGTTACGGTCATGCAGCATAACGGGAGGTCCTGCGTGACCGGCAAACACCGTCAGGTATCATAGGGTTGAGTGCCGGCACTGTGGGCCGGCTGCTCGTCTGCCTCGGGTGACGTTAGCGCTGACGCGCACATTACATTGACCGAGGAACTTGTAAAGCATTACAGCAGACTGGTGCTCAGGCAGCAGACGTAAGGCGCAATCATCAACGTTTCCAGAGGGGCTCCATGCGAACCAAACGATTACCACGGCTGCTGGCTTGTTCGATATTATTGGGGGCGATTCATTCACCCTGCACAGCGTCGCCGACACCACCGGAACGGCTCGAGCTTACGGCAAAGCGCATGAAGGAGCTCGGCTTCAGCTACACGGCATGGCGCAAAGAGGATTTTTCGTACATCGAACTAACTTATCCGGTCCAGATTCAAAAAACCCTTTTGCCCAGTTCTATACAACTGGCTACCTTCAATCGAAAAGGCGACCTGGTCCAGTTCTCCCAGAACGAAGCGAATGGCCGTACCAGATCGTTCCTTACCCGCTTCAATCACAAGGAGCTAGATATATCCGCACGCGTCCTCTATTGCGAGCGAAATACGCGAGCATGCATCAATTATGAGATCAAATCGGTCTCCAGATTCGTGGACGACCACAGCGAGACCAGCGACTGAGATCGTTCATCACGCGAGGCAGCCGCCTCAACGACCGCCGGGCTGTACCGGACGCGGTAGACTCCGAAAGTAGTTCAGTAGATGGGGCTTATCGGCGAACCACTTTGCATATCCGTTGTAGTAGTTCGCGAAGCTCTCCGCATACGTTTCGCGCTGAGCACGTACAAATTTACCGTTATCGTCTCCCTTCGTGTAGTAGCCGGTGGCTGGCGATTCTCGCTGAAGCGCTGCATAGTCGGCTTTGAAGGCGGCTTAGAAGGCGGGACTCAACGACAAGTTCCCCATGGCATGGTCGTAAGCATGGGCGAACTCGTGATCGAACAGTCCCTTGCTCCCATAGTTGAGCGACGTTGCATCAGTCGCAAAGACGACGATTTTCCGTTCCGGAAAGAATGCACCCGGAGATTTATCCCATGTCATCCCCAACGGCCAACCCGGAATCTGCTTCCCCCTTCAGCTCTGGCACAAACTCGACAACGGAGCCCTTTACCGTAACGACTGACATCCCGCCGAGTCTGACCGCAGACAATACCTGTTCCGGATACTTATTCATTGCAGTGGCTGCAAGTCCAAGATTACTGCCTGGCGTGAACTTCACCGGCGGCGGCGGCGGATTTCCATTCCCGGTCCCACTGCTAAATACCGGCAACTGGCTTATCATCGACGTATCGACGTCCAATGGCAGGCCGATCTGCGCGAGCGACAGCTCGGGAGCATCCTTCTGTGACGCCCAGTAGCTTGGCGTCATGGATGGATTCGGATCCGCCCGCGAAAATTGATAAGATGGCGCATTCCATGCATCGTTGCCGTTCACGAACGCCAGGCCAGCCAGCCAGTTCGGGTTTTCCTCAAACTGGATTGGCTCGAGCTGACTGGATGCTGGAACGCAATATTCGCCCCATTGATACCCCCTGATCCTGTTCACATAGAGCGCTTGGTAGCCGTTATCCCCGATTTGGATGGCATTGCGGCTAATCGACGTTTGCCGCGTATCGGGGATGGTGATCGTGGTGCGCGTGCGCAGTTCGGTGACCGACATGGCATTGTTCGCCTGAGCGATGACCCACCACAGATTTGTGTCACCGTAGGCCTGTTGTGCCAGGTTCTCGAAGTTATCGCCCTGGCGGAACTCGACGATGGCATTGCCCTCGGTGTTGTAGTTGCGCATCGCGGCGAGTCGGGGATCGGGCTGCGGTGCGGCCTGGCTTTCCCGATACCGAACTGCTTCGGGCGAGTTGTGGATCGTATCTCTGATATCGCGTGCGGGACTGCCGTTGCGCAGAGCATCTACCCAGAACGCCAGGCCGCTAGCGTCCGCGGCGCGACCGAGTTCACTCCAGTAGATGCCTTGGATAGTCGATTGCAAGGTGCTCGTGTACTGGACCGCTTCGTCGGTGCCAGCAAAAACCTGCTCGACACTCTCGGGCGTGTTCTGACCGCTCACCAGGGTATTCGCCCAAAAATTCAGGCCCCCACTGTCCGGCGCCCGACCGAAATGTTTGCGGTAAAGCTCAGTCAGTACCGCAACGGCCTGGTTGTAGGTCATGCCGGAGGCACGCGCCGCAGCGTGAGGCTGGGCGAGCTGGTCGGTGAATCCTGGGGGGGGCGATGCCATTGTCGCGATCCGCGTTGTGGTTCGACTGAAGATCGGAACGCCGTGCATCTGGATCGATCGCCGATGGATCGACGTGAGGTTTTCCTGTCATGTGGCTTCTCCATGTTGATTGAGTTTGTCCGTGCCCGCAATAGCGTCACGATGTGCCTGCCTGCGCAGGACCATCGTGACGCTATTGCGGGCAAAGAAAAAGCCGCCCGGATTGCTCGGGGCGGCCTCGATGTGAGTGTCGTAGGGTCGAGCGCCGACACTGTCGGGTCGGCTGCTCGTCTGCCTCGGGTGACGTTGGCGCTGTTGCGCACATTACGTGGATCGAGGGAAGTGATGGATGAATCTTAGGGGTGTTTGTTGGTTGCGCCAAGTTCTTTTTGCGCCACCCGCGGTGCGCGGCGCAGGCGTGCGTCGGCGCGCGCACAATGCGACTGGTACAGGCCTTCCAGCTCGCTCACCATGTCGGCGACCTTCTCGCGTTCGACCGCCCCGCCGCGGATCGGCTCGCGGCCGCTGCCGGCGCAGGCGGTGCAGCCGCGCTCGCCATCGACCTTGGTGCCATGGCAGACCGCGCACTCGCCCGCCAGCCAGTGCGCCAGGCTGACCCGGGCGATCTTGGCATATATCGCGGTCGCGGCCTTGATGTCCCACTCGTGCTTGATCTTCATCCAGCCGCGCGCCAGGCCCTTGGCGGTCACGGCTTCGGTCCATGCGCGCAACAACGCGGCGATGGTCCGGCTGGCGCCGTCGGCGCCGTGCTGAGGAATGGTGTGCGCATACTTGGCCCGCACCAGGAGCGAACCAAACACATTGCGCGAACCGGTCGACAGGTCGGCCAGGGCCGCGGCCGCAAGCGCGTCGGTCGCGTCGTTGATCCCGTCGTCGCGCAGGTCGTGGGCATGCAGCGCGCGCAAATATTTTTCTACAAACATCGTGTCTCCTGGTGTGGTCGGGCGAGCGGCGCTCGCCGGCATGCAATCAGGCGCGCAGGGGCGCCGGGCCGAACAGCGCGGCCACCAATGGATCGCGGCCATTGACCGGGGTAAAGTCCGCGTAGACGGGCGCCGGGACTGCCTCGAGATAGAGCGCCTCGACCGGATACAACGGCATACCGTCGCGTCCCAGCTCTGGGCCGTGCTTCCAGACGTCGGCCTTGCCCGGCTCCTTGCCGGTCCGGTGCACGTGGTTCAGGTCTTCGAGCTCGATCAGGCGCACGCAGACCCGCGAACGCGAGTACGCAAGCCGCCGTGCGATGTCGGCCGTGGCGCACACCCCGTCCTGCAATGCGGCGAACAGCGCGCTGTCGAATTCTTGCTGGCTCAGGCGGCGGCGGCCGTGGCCGCCGGGTTCATCACTGACATCCATACTCGTTCATCCCATGGTGGTCATGAGGCGAAGCCATCTTCGCCTCGCCGTGTTTTGCGGCTGATCAAAGTATAGGAATGCTATACACGTTAGTCAAGCAAAACTATACCCAGTCGTAAAGATTTCCTATACCATGGTCATATGGAGCTAAACACGACGATCGCGAGTTGGGTAAGAGAAGCGCGCACCGGCGCCGGCCTGTCCGGCACGGCGCTCGGCGCGCGGCTGGCGCTCGAGCTCGGCACCGAGCGCGGCAATACCAAGGCCAATATCTCGCACTGGGAAAACGAAAAGCACAGCCCGAACCTGAAACAGCTGCTGGCCATTTCCCGGGTCACGGGCCGCAGCCTGCCGCCGGACATCCTGGCGTCGATGTCGGGCGCGCCGGCGCAGGACGCGCCGCCCCCTGGCGGGTTGAGCAATATCCTGCGGGTGGTGGCGGCCGAAGGCGACGACGACGGCTTCGTGCAGATCCCGATGGTCAAGCTGCGGCTGTCGGCGGGCATCACCGGCTATCAGACCGAGCCGGAACGGCGCGATGGCGGCACGCTCGGCATGCGCCGCACCTGGATCGAGCGCAACCAGTACAATCCGTCGCACCTGATCGCCATCTACGTCAAGGGCGAGAGCATGGAGCCCTCGCTGTACGCGGGCGACATCGTGGTCATCAACACGCTCGAGACCAAGCTGGTCGACGGCGCCGTCTATGCCTTCAACTACGAGGGCGAGGCCGTGGTCAAGCGCCTGGCGCGCGACGCCGGCCAGTGGTGGCTGACCTCGGACAACGTCGATCAGCGCAAATACCACCGCAAGCTGTGCCAGGGCGGCGAATGCATCGTCATCGGGCGGGTGGTGCGCAAGGAAAGCGACCGCATTTGAGACTGACCGGCGGCATCGTCACCGTGCGCGGCATCCGGATGGCGCTCGTCTTCGCCGAGCCGGCCTCGCTGCGGGCCGGCGT